CAGGATAATAGTTTAAATCGCTGTATCTTGGATCTCCTATTATTTGGTCTAAATTATACGTAGTACCTAATTGAGCAATTATATCATTATTTATCTGATCTTGTGGACTAAAACCAACTTGAGTTAAATGAATATCGTTAGTTCTACTACTTGTAGGATTGTTATAAACTACAGATTTAGCAAGTTGTAATCTATTAGTTGCTAACGTTTGACTTTCTATTCTTATTTTATCTGTATTTGGAACTGAGTATCCTCCTACAGCAGGTTGAGTATAGTATTGCTCAGTGAAATATACATAATCACTTGGTTGCCAGGTTCCATTAAAATATAAAAAATAATTAGAATTTAAATTGGGTTGACTACCAGTTACATTACCGAAGTTAGTATATAGATCATTTCCTAAAGGAAATCTAAATATTAAATTATCATAAGCATCGTTTGTGGTATTACCTACGTAAGATTCCGGGTTAAGAGTGTGAGTATTTAATATAGACTCACTTAAAGATATTGACCATCCTCTTAATTCTTGTAATTGAGAATAACAACTACCTAATGATAAACTTGAAGGAAGAGTAGTTGAAAATAATGGATTTACACTTCCTAATTCAATTCTTGTATTAGTACTATCATAAACTGGTGTAGAATAAGATGTAGAAACATTATAACCTATTTCACCATTTAATTCATTTTTTACATATAAAACAGATCCAGTTCCTTCGTTTTGCCAAGCTACATTCCACCAATTATATTCTTTATTACTACCTGTTACAAAGGCTGGTATTAATACACTTTGAGTTACATTTGTTGAATTTGTCCAAAGAACTACATTAGCATAATCATAACCGTTTACACTAGTTGGTTGTAAATAAATTATCCATTCAGCTGTTGATGGAGTAATATGATTTGATCCTATTAATAAGGTTTGATTATTAGATGTATTTAAATTAGTTGGTCTAAATCTAAATTCTATGTTTTGTATACCATAAGAACTTGTTGTAAGATTATCTACAAAACTATATTTAAATGGTTGAAATTGTAACGCAGCAGAAAATCTAGAGTAATTGTATTCTGCTGTATTACTTGTTTTATCTATACCACCAAATTCCATAGGGAATAAGATAGTATCAGGAATACCATAAAGTGTATTTAAATAGTTAATAAATCTATCTGTTCCTTTACTTTTTAGTAATGTAGGTAAGTTAGCATAAATTCTCTTAAACACACTTTTTGCTTCATCTTGACCAGATAAAGTATATTGTGATGCTGTAATTCCTGTTTGCCAACTTTGTGTTACAAAGGTTTGTGTTCCTGATTGATTAGATCCATATAACCACTCATAAATGTTATCTTGATCTCCATCTGTATACAAGGCAATTCCTAAACTTTGTAGTGCGTCTCCTACTATGTCTTTACTAATACCTTGATTTAATCCATTTTCAGCTTTCCATAAATCAGTTATTGCTCTAATGTAAATCCAAATGTCATCAAACATTTGTCCCATAGAATAAACAAAAGGAGCTACTTTACTAAAAGTAGGACTTTCCTGTAAATAAACAGGTAATCCATATATTAAATTATCATTGTTAAATTCATCATAATAACTCGCAGATGTATAATTCAAATTATACCATGCAATTCCTTGAGAACTTGTTACTGAATAGTTTACATATGGTTTATTTCCTGGGTATTTTGGCCAAGATTTACTTCCAGATTCAAAATATAAGAAATTTTCATACGCGTCAAAACTTTTAATAACACTATCTAACTGTTGTTGATAAACAATAGCATCAGGGCTAGTAGGAAAACTAATTATATTAGCATTATATGCTTCAATTTGATTTAACTTATATTGAAATGTTTCAAGTTGTTGAGTAGCTGATCCAAAATGAATAAAATTTTCGTAATTATTATAATCAACATTTATAGTAGGATTACTGCTACTAATGAATGTAAGTAAATTCTGGAATTCAGAACTAGTGTAATTTAAAATTTGATTGTAATTATAATAATCACTCGAACCTATTCTAAAACTATCTACATCTAAACTAAAGTTAGCTTCTCTAAGTGAAGGTAAATTATTTTGTGATGTAACTATATCACTAGTAAGACTAGCTTGATATTCTTGAGTATTTACTATTTTCTCTACAACATTTAAAGGAGAATTAACAACAAAAGTTTCTGGAAGAGGATTTTGTAATTTAATTATTACAGTAACATTTCCATTAATGTCTCTTTCAGCTGCCATTGATAAGGCAGGATATATTATATTATTGCCAAAATCTAAATAATACTCAATAAAGTAATTTCTATTTTGAATAAGATCAATGTATGCTACAGCATTACTAAAGAAAACATCTTGATCTGTAGTAGTAGCAATTTTAATTTCTTTTCTATCACTAGATATAGATTTAACAAATAAATCTAAATTTGGGTTTTGGGTCAGTAATGGTCTAAAAAAATTATAAACCATTCTGTATGTGCCTAATCTAAAACCTAATCGTTCAATATCTTCAGCAGGATCAAAATTTATTTCTTTGTTTTCTGTTACGCTATAAAAATCAAAAGTAGGATCATTTCCTACTAAAGTATTTATATTGTTATAAACAAACAATTGTACAAAATCTTCAGGAAGACCAAAAAATCTAGTCATTTCCTTAGAAGCTACAAGATTTTGCTCTTGTGGAGTCAGAATACTTGGGTTGTCATATAAAGGGTTTATAACAATTGGCATTATATATTTGTGTTAAATTCGTTTATTTGTTGTTGTAATAATTTATTTTGTTCTTGTAAAAAATTTAACTGTTCTAACAATAAATTTAAATCTAAACCTAAATATTCACTACTTCTTTCTATAAGAGTAGTATGTGAATTATCACCAGTTAAAGGAATTTCATAAAATAAAACATCATAATTTTCAAAAAATCCACTTACTGTAGGTATAGTTTCAATAATTTGTTCAACCGGAGAAGGTGCAACATAGTCACTAAATTGAGTATCAGTAACTATATTAATGTCTTTACTGTAGACTAATTTTTGAGTTGGAATTGTTACTTTACTCATGGGAATATAGTTTGTGAAACTTTAAATTTCATATTACTATCATTTTTTACATAAGTACTACCATCAATATCTACTTTAACTTGTATTGTGTAAAATCTTTCTGGTTCTAATGTACTCATATCTACGTTAAAATATGATCCAGTTCCATTAGCACTTATTAATGTACCAGGATCATTAAATGGTATTATAGTTTCGTTAGTATCTACATCAATAATCTGATAAAAACTTTGTGAAGGTAAAGTTTTATTAAATTCATATAGTGAAGAAGTTACAAACTGTCGTTGAGGGTATTTATCTCTCGAAGCAATAGTAAATCTAACGTTACTTTCAGCATAATAAACTCCATCATTATTTCCAATAGATACATCAAAAACTTGATTTGTTTGAAGTTTAGTTACATCTGGATTGAAGACTTGGTTTTTCCAATAAAAAAACAAAGAAGGAGGATAAATCGTGTTTGTATCTCTACTAAAGTAATCTAAAATATATTGATAATTTGGATTATTTTCTACAGATTCACTAATTCTTAAAATAAAACCATTATTTGGTATTAAAGAAGATGACCACTGACTTATAATAGAAGTTACGTTGATGTATAAATCTTGTGAAGTATACTGTGAGATAGATGATGTTCCATAGCTACTCGTATACCAAGCTCCTCCACCCACAGAACCTGACAAATAAGATCCAGTTACTCCTGATCCAGATATAACCCAAAAACTTCCCGTTTTAGGTCCTAACCAACTAACTCCGTTTACTGTAGTAGGTGAATTTGCTAATCGACCAGTTCCTTGATCCCACTCTTGAGAAACAGGATTAACTAATATTGGAACTACAGTAGGTAAACTTTCTACTTGTGAAGCATATACTCTCAAATAAGCCTCCCAACTACCTGACGACGTTGATGTTCTACTAACCTTACTTAATGTATCCATTATTTCAGTTTGGTCAAACTGAATAAGCATTCTAGAAGCATTATATGGATCTGGCTTAGTAAATTCTAATATAGGATCTAAACCAGTATTTGTTTCTGGGTATAGTGAGTATAATGTTGCGTCTTTAGAAGGGAATAATTGAGAAAACATATATTATAAATATTAAGCCCCAACAACTCGTCCTAAAATATCACTATCAGGGTATCTAATTTCAAAAATCATAGGATCTAAACTAGGATAAATAATACCTCCTAAAGTAGCTCCTTGTAAGTCATATGTATAAGGACTATAAATCCCACCAGCTTTATTAGTAAATTCTAATTTCTTTACAGCAGCTACACCATTTACATTAGCACAACTAATACAATTTTCTACTTGGCTTAATATAATAGGCTGATTTATAGACCATTTATTTGTGTCAAAAAATACTTTTAAAGCTTCAATACACCCAATTAAAACTTGTTGTGCGTTGAAACCTTGTAATACTTGTATTTCAAAATTAATTCCTATATTAACATAAAAAGCATCTTTAATTGTAACAGCATCTGTTAACATTTTATATTGACTCAAATATGTTTTTAAATTTTGTTTTACTGCTAAGTTAGCTGTGGTTAATTTACCATCTGTATTTGTGCTCAAAACATAAGCACTTAAAGCTAACGGATTCATATTAACTAAACTTTGAGTATTATCTCTATCAGCATTTAAATTTAAATCTTGAACTACATAAGCTTTACTTAAATATCCAAACTCACTAGGCATACTAAGAATTCTTACTAAGTAGTCACTTTTAGTAACGTTTCTTAATTGAGTAGGGAAATTAGCTAAAGCATTTAATCTTATTTCTTCAATAGAATCTCCAGGTCCTCCCCCAGCAGCTCCAATATTATTATTAAATTTAACAGATTGTAATACTGTTTGAACAACACTATTATTTAATCCATAAGTATCTATTTGGGGATTAACTACTTTATTTTGATTAATATCGTTAGCAGGAACATTACTTTGAGCCCCACCACCAACAAGATATGTGAAAGTAATAGTTATATTTACAGGAGCTTGACCATATTCGTTTGTAAAGAAAAAATTAGAAGGATCAAAAGCTGTATTAAAAGCACTAATTCCATCTTGTATACCTAAACCAACATTGTCAGGATTAGGAATAATTAATTCACTATCTTTTCCTGTTGTGCCTGCTCCAAAACTTATTTGTAAATTAGATTCATCTAAAAACTGAGCTGTGAATCTTGTATTTACTTTTTTTAATCTCAACATAAATGGAGCTTGATCATTATATTGAGAATAATTTGGTTCAAAAACACTAATATTATATGTTTTATCTATAATTGTATCTTGAGCTAAATAAGGTACTTCATACCATATATTTCCATCATTATCTACAGCTTCAATAATTTGAATTATATCAGTGTCACTTAATATAACTTGACTAAATTGTTGAGCATTATTAAAAGAAAAATTTTGAGTTTTAACCTGTCCACTAATAGCTTCAACCTGTTTTTTTAAAATATAAAACATTGGATTACTAGTATTTGAATAATAACTATAAACACTAATTTCTGTTGGGTCAAAACTACTACTATAACTAAAATCTACTAAATTTTGAGTTAAGAATGTAATGTCGGGTTGAGAAGTGCTCGCTATTTGCGAGTTTTCGGGTATTTGTACCGTATACCTCCAATCAGGCACGTATCCCGATGATGCATCAGAAGGTATTAGTTGATATACGTCAAGAACCGCCGTAGAGGGTTTTGTTACTTTGGGTGAATATCCTAAACTATATGCAATAGGAAGTATATTTTTAAATTCTTTTGCTTCTAATAATAAAGTTTCTTGTACTTGAGTATCGGTGTAAAAACTTAAAATGTCACCTACATATGCTGACAAATCTGTAAACATATTTCCTGGCGAACTCGGACCGAAATCTGTATAGTTTTGGTAGTTATTCTTTATATAGTTTACTAAAGTCTGCTTTAGTTGAGTAAAATCTTTATTTAAATATTGTATTGCCATTATATAAGTTCTCCAGATAATTCATTATTTACTTGTATGCTAAGTTCATCAGATATATTATTAATAGAATAAAATATATTAATACTTATAGTATTACTATTACTAGGAGTGATAGTTAATTCTTTTATTATTATATTTTGAACATATCTTTCAATTAAATCTTTTAAACTTTCTTCTAAACTAGTAAAATCAGTATTTTGTTCAAAAAGTAAATTTCTTACTCCAGCTCCAAAAGCAGGATTAAAAAATCTTTCTCCAGGATTTGTAAGAATAAAATTTATTAGTTGATTTTTGGTTTGTTGTTTTGTAGTATATGTACTTGTAAAAACTCCAGGTGTTATGAATTCCAAACTTATTCCTATTTCTCGTTGACGAGAATATGATGATGTAAGTTCATTATAGGAATATATAGGTCTATTTAAAATCATTATAACAATCCTTTTTTCTTCATTGTATTCATCATATCACTAAAATCAGGTACACTATTTACTTGTACTTGTCTGATATCTTGTGCTCCGTTATTATTTTGTTGAATAAAACCTTCAATTCCTTTAGTTACAGGAGTAGCTCCTCCTCCATATTCATTCATTAATTGTTGTTGAAAACCAAAATTTTGAGCTTGGTGAGAATCAAAAGTACCTCCTCCTAATGTTCTCCATTCACCTTCATAAGCTGTTTCATTTAGAAGATCTTGAATTGAATTTCCTGTTGGTTTTGGTTTAGGAGCTCTTTTAATGTTTTCTATTGTCGGATTGTAATTTTCTTTAATAGAGGATGTACCTAATTCTTCTTTAAGAGCTGCTCTAACTTCTTTACGAACTACTTCTTGTATTAACTTTAGTAATTTTTCTGTACTGTTCATATTGGTATAAATATTAAATTATAAAATTTTATGTTATATTATTGTGCTTCCTGTTATATTACTAATTGTTGTTACTACAGACCCAGTTAGTTGATTATAAGATCCAGTTAATTGGTTGTTTACTTGAGTTAAAGCTTTATTAAATATTTGAGACTGATAGTTATTTATAGTTTGTTGAATATTTAAAAGTTGATTTTTAGTTTTTTCATATTTTGTGCCATAAAATTCTACTTTCTCTTTTATTGCTTCAAATTCTTTATAAGCTTCAGCTAAGTCTTCTAAACTATTTAATTCATTAGCAGTATATTGAGTTGCTCTTTGAGCATATTCTGTTGCTAAAGCAACATTAGGAACAGGTATTTGAGAAGCAGCATTAGCAGCTATTATTAAGTCTTGAGCTTTTCTTCTTTTAATTTGTATTTGTAATATTTCTAATTTAACAGCTAATATTTTATCGTAAATTGGAATTAGTTTATTTAAACTTAAATTTTGTCTTAATTGATCAACGGTTCTAATTTCATCTGTATTATAGACTCGACGAGCATATTTATCTACTGCTAACACATAAGTATCTATTGTTTTTTGAATGTTTTGAATAGCTTGATTTACTTGTTGACTTTGAATTGGTTGGGCTACTATTTTACCATTTTCTACACTTACAAAATTTACATTACTCTGAGCTAATACTTTATTTACATTTTTTTCTAAAATACTTAATAATCTACCTGATCTAACATAATTTTGAGCAATATTATCTACTAATTTTTTAGTAATTTGTTTGATTCTTCTTGTAATAGGTTTACTATCTGTTACTTTTCCTGTAGTAGATTCTTCTTGTTCTTGTTGTTGAGATTTAAAAATAAATTCACGAGCAAATGTAGAAATATTAAAGGGTTGATTTCCACCAGCAATACCTGCATCATTTATAAAACTTGATATTTCATTTGATTTACTACTTAATTGACTAATACTTTCTACAGTTTTTTGTAGACTACTAGAACCAGTAATAGGACTAAGTCCAGGTATTACTGTTGTAGTACTTTGAGTAATAGTTTTATTACCTACTTGAAAACTTTTTATTTGTTCTATATCTAAAGCCATTAGTAAGTTTTAGTTGTTATTGATTTAATATTATTTAAAGAAGCAGATATTTGTAAAATATCTCCACTTATAGCCTGAGTTTCAGAAGGATTATTTACAATATCATTCATAATACTTAACATATTAGATAAAACTTTAATTAGTTGATCTGATTTTACTACTGATTCTTCTGTTATAGTAGTATTTTTAGCGTAACCTAAAACAATGTTTTGAGAATTTACAATAAAATTATTTTTAGGATCAATACTACCCTCAACACCTGTAGAAAAAACTACACCTTCGCCTGTATAAACTACTAAATCGGTATTAGCAGACATACTAATACTATTTAAAGATGAACTTATGTAAACATTTTCTGATTTTATTTGTATATTGTGTTTACTCATTTTTTGATATAAAAAATATTATAATTTATTCTATTTTCTGCTTCTCCTACTCTTAATAGTCTTTCTTCTGTTATAATTTGATCTTTATTATATACTATATTATTAGCAGGATCATGAACTATTATATTTCCATTTTTAGTTATTCCAATCATTACAACATAGTGTCCTTTAGGTCTATTTCCTGTACCTGCTATTCTAATTATAATAGGTTTATTTACTTTTCTAAAAAAATCTTTATAAGCAGTAAAAGGATCACTTATTTCTGATCTTTCGGCTTGAGAGTAATTAGGATAATCAGCTATAATTGCACCATGTAACATCTGTTTACCACCTGTAGGACCTACAGATTTTAAATATTTACCTTTACCTCCACTTGGAGTAAGATTAGGAAAATCTTTACGTACTGTTAAACCGTATGTTTTATTAGTTCCATATTTTCTTTCCCAATCAAATAGTAAACCAACACTAGTAACTAAACATGTCCAGTCAAGAGGAGATTGAGATTGATATCCAACTCCATCAACATAAAAATCTCTTTCACTTGCTGCTATTTTAGTTCCATCATATTTTATATTTGTTACAGTAGTAGTAGCACCTGTACTACCATAATATGATATAGGATCAGTAGTAGGATCTGTGTTTATTACTGTTGTATCAGTTATATTGATAATATCTACATAAGAAGGAACAAAAAATAAATATTCTTCTTCTGGTAAGAATTGTTCTTCTTCTTTAAGAATACTAGATGTTGTGCTTCCCGTAATGCTACTTGTTGGAAAAAAAATAGGTATTGTAGGTACTATATCAGAAACAGTTTCTAATGAACTTGTTATAGATGATGTAGGATTAGGAATTAATACTATTGAAGTCTGAGGTTGAATTATATTTGGAGAAGTTGTAATTAGAGAATTAATAGTAATTGATGATCCAACAGACGACATTTCTATAGATCCTTCGGGATTAAGATCTAACTTATTATTATTTCTACCTGCTATTCTATTTACTCCTGCTGACATTATATTACAAATCCATTAACTGCGTTTTGCATATTTGATACATTTATGTTAGATAATGTACTTTCTTCAACACAACCTGGAACTGATGAATCTAAAGTTACATTACTTATAGGTTGGTTACTTGTATTTTCATACGATTGATTCCAAATATTTAAAGATCCTTGAGCACTATTCCAATAAGCTCGTGGTTTTCCATTTGATTTATTATTACTTATAGAATATGGATCTGGTGCAAAAACAAGATCTACCCATTCTGATCCTGAAGGAAATATCATTTGTCCTTGACTTAAAGGGTATGCTATGTTTGTTTCTATAGATGAATTACCATTTGTATTTGTTATACCAAACTGTTCAAATGTATCTTGGTATACAATAGAATTATCTGGGTTTATTTGAACAACTTTATATCTATATGTTTTTTGACTTTTAGATCTTTTTTTATTAGAAAATGTACTAACAGCACCCCCAACAGAAATATTAGGCATAACATTATTGTACGATGTAAAGTTAGATGCGTCTGCCATTATATATTGCTTATTCCTAAATCTTCTAAACTAGCAAATAAAAGTTCTTTGTCTTTATCAGACATCATTCCACCATTTTCTTCTTGTGCTCTTAAACTTACTGATTCTATTTTTTGTATAATAGTAAGTATTTTAATGATAGTATCATCATTTTTAATGAGTAAATCCATATACTCTTTAATTAATGGAACCATCATTACAGCATCACCCCCATCGTTGATTAAATCTTTTAATTGATTAATCATTGATCTAAGTTGAGAGCTTTTATCATTTTTATCTTTATAAGCTTCTTCCATCAACTTAGCTATAGTTTTACCTTTAAATATTTCTTTATTATAGTCCATATTGTATAAATATGGTTTTGTTAAAGTTTTTGAACTACTCCATCTCTAATATAATCATTATAGAGTTTTACATATAAAAGTTTCATTTTTTTAATAACTTTAGTTATAAGAGTAGTATCAGCATCAACCATTTCTCTTATGAATATGTAAAAAGCTTTTTTATTGAATATATCTAAATTTTCTCTTGTTTTAAAAATTTGTAATACCGCGTTAGCTACTTGTTGTTCTTTATATTTAACGTATAATTTTTCTAAGTATTCTTCATTGTATTTAATATAAACATCAAAAAACATACTTAAAGTATTTTCTTGAAAACTATCAACTATTAATTCTTTTTTTACTACTTCTTCATCATTAACTATAGTTTCAGTAATATCTTGGTGTGTTTGAAGTTTTTTATAATTATTCTGGTTGTTGAAAATAAAATATCTTTTAGCTATTGTTCCAAAATAACTATATGCTTTACCTTTATTTGGTTTAAATTTTTCTAAACGTTCAAGTAAAAATATAATAGCGTTGTGTTGTAATTCTTCTATTGTGTGGTTGTCAGTATAATAGTATTTATAAGTATGAATTAAATTTTCTGTTAGCTTAAAAAAAGCATAGTGAATTTTTTCTTTATAAATTTTATTTCTTTTTTGAGTATCAGTACAACTTACAAACTCAACAATAGCTTCTTCAGTTTCTTGAGTAAAATAGTTACGATCTTTTTTAGGTTTTCTTTTTCTAAGAGTTCCTTTTTTCGTATAAACATTAGGATCTAAAGTAGCACTCATTCTTTATATTGTTTTAAAGATTCATTGAGATTTTTTAATTCTAACCACATTTGACCTACATAATCATTACTTCTAAATGTTTGATCTTCATCTATTTTATCAAAAGCTAAAGTAATATTATTAATAGCTTGTTTTGTTTCAACAATACGTTGAGATTGATTGTCAGTAATTTTTTCTAATTTATTAATTCTTTGCCAAAGATTATTAAAAATAAATCCTACTACTGTTACTACCCAAAGTAATATTGCAATTGTTCCTGTACTCATATTATAGATTTTTTAACATGTCAGCAAAAGCTGTATTTTTATTCCCTATTTGTCTAATAGCCTTTTCTTGTGATTTTTGTTTTGATTGAAAATTATTTACTAAAGGCTTTTTAACTGGTTCTTTATAAAAATTATCTAAACATTCGTGTTCCCATTCAACTCTAGCAGCTAATAAATCAGCCTGATGTAAAATATAAATCATACTAGTTCTAGGTCTAGTTTCTGGCATATATGATTTTAAATAAGGCTCATTTGCTTGATCATAAAGTCCATCATGTAATTTAATAGTTAAATATTCATTTTGAGATACTTTAATACCTAATTCTGCTAATAACCATAATCCACGATCAGGTACTGACATATAAGTAAGTTTAGTATTAAATTGATACATTTCACCTAATTTTGTTTTTCTCCATTCGTCGGTTTGTTCAACGACGGCTTCATGATCAAAATCACCAAATTTACCTAAATCATGGTTAATGGCACTAAATACTAACTCTTCAGTAGTATAATTATCTTTACAATCAAATTTTCTCCATACTTTATCTAATTCAAGAGATGCATCTATTACCCTTAATACGTGATCAATATAGCCCCCTGGAAAAGAATTATGATAACCACTTTTATGGCTTGCTGGCATTAAACTAAAACGTTCCTCGTATTTTTGATAAAACTCTAATAATTGTTCTTTTCTAGGGGACTCGATATATTGATCTATAACAGAGAGGAAACGATTCCAATTTTCTAAGATTTGTTCTGGTGTTAAATTCATATTAAAACCTTCCTGATTGAATTCCGTAATCGATGTTCTTTTGTGGATTTGGGAATGATGCTGTATTATATTCTTCTTCTTCTTGATTTAAGAATGTTCTGATTTGTTCAAAGGCTTGTTTACTAACTTCAATTTGCTTTTCTAAAAATACTCGTTCACCGTCTGCAAGACTAGTATTACGAATAAACTGAATAAAACTTTGTTGTACTGCTTCAATTTGACCTAAGGTTAATTGTACGTGTCTTTTGTTTCTCATGATAAATGTGGGGTTAATTGTTTGTATATTGTTATTTGTGGATTTAAATTTGAAATTAATTTACTGTGTCTAATAGGACTATCTGTATGTAATACTTTAGTTTCTGGGTAGTTGATAAATATAACGGGATAACTATTACTTTGAAGAATACCTTCAATTTCATCGGCTATCAATTCATGTTTAGTATTCATACAATCGAAACTTTCATAACTCCATCCGTCAACCATCAATTCAGTTTCTAGTGATTTACATACCTTACACCCATGTAATTTAAATACAATAACTTGAGGTTCAAATTCAGTTCCATTATCTTTTTGGTACTTTTGAACTTTTTCTATCAATTGTTCTACCATACCTTTTATTATAACATAATGAATTCAAAAAGCCAAACTTAGATTTATTTTTCTCCCCCACCCCATATCTTAGGAAAAAAAAACTAATTAATAAAAACTAAGCATAAGTACTTGATTTAAGGAAAATCATACCATTTAGAGCCGACCGTTGGTGTTCTGTATGTAATTTTAGACGTACTAGTCTGTGTTTCCACAAACATAGTATTAATAAAAATACCCTTAAAAACCAAATTATAAACCGGCTAATCTTTGAAGTCTTTCAAGTAAAGCATTATCCGCGTCATCTGCTGTTTTATCTTGACGCATTTGTTTAAACATGCCTTTTAATTGATTTAATTGTTGACTAGTAACATTATTATTAATAATATTAGTCATTAATTGAATAAATTCTTTATTTTCTAACTTATAAATATCTTGTAAGAAATCATCTCTTTCCTCAGGTGTAACGTTAACTTCTAATTTATTAATTAAGTCTTGTAAGTTTTTAGCAATTAATTGGCCATAAGCAATATCTTCAGGTTCATTAGTAATTTTATCAGTAAATTTAACTACTTTTTCTCCTCTTTCTAAGTCACTAAATCCAAATAAACCAATAATTTCATACATTCCTTTTACAATTTCTAATATAAGAACAGGAAAAACAATAGCTCTTGCTTTAATAATCCATTTTTCTTTTTCAAAATCATAAAATACTGACTCAGCTCCAGTAGCACTAGATTCTAAATTACTTCCACTCATACCCATACCACCTGCTCCTACTGCAAAATCAATTAAATCAAGAGCAGCCTGCATTAAATCTCTGTATTTATCGCTAGTTCCTTCTCCACCAATAATATCAATGTATTCTTGTTGAATATAATGTGCTGATTTACTAAATGTAGAAGCACCTTGTGTAACAGCGTTAATTAATCTTCTTTTTTTCAAATCCTCAGCAATGTCATCCATCATTTCTTGTTCTTCTTCTACACTTAATTCATCAATGTCTTCTTCTTGTGGTGAGTTTGGTTGTAAAGCTTCTTTAACTTGAGCTTGAGGAACAATTTTAGCATCAATTTCAATTACATCTTCATTTGATTTTAAATAAGGATATGCTTCGTATATAATATCGTAGGCTAATTGTTCAAGTAAATCTTGACTCCCTTGTTCTAATTGTATTACTTGTTGAGCCAACTGCATCAGATTACCCATAATTTGCATTGGGTTTTTACCTTGCATTCTTTGACTTACACTTCCTTTTAATTTACCTAATGTTTCTGGATCAAAAATTTTATCATAGTCAGCTTCACTTAATTTATTAAAAGCAGACATGTATCTGTCTACAATTTGTTTCATAACTTCACTTTCTTCTCCCATTAAAGTTTTAGCTTTTGGAGCAGGAGTGGGGGAAGTACTAGGGCTAGGAGTACTTCTTCTACGAGGAGTAGGTTTAGTAGGCGTATCTGTATCAGGTTTAGTAACAGGTTTAGTAGGAGTTGGTGCCGTTTGTGGTTCCTCTAATAATAAAGATTTTAACTTGATCATATATTATAAATATGTTATTCTTCTACAAGTAGCAATTCATTTACAGGTTTTAGTGTTTCTAAGAAATTGCTAACTAATTCTTCACTACTAAAATCACTGTCAAATTTATTTTTATCGTAAATCCAATTTAAATCAAGTGAAATATCAAAAACAGGAATATCTACTTTAAATTTAATTCTAGGTTGATCTTGAGTATTATCGTCTAAAATTTCAAAATCTCTTAAAAACCCAATAAAAACTCTATGGTCTTTAAAATCAGCTTCTAAAACATAACTAACATCGGTTACAATTAATATTCTTTTATTTTTTAATGAATTTAATTTTTCAAAAAATACATCTAAGTTAGTTTCTTTATAGAGTTCTAAACCAATATTTTTCCAAGTAAAATTATGAATTTCTTTTTCTAACGTCTCATCAGTTTTTATTTCTTGTTTTATTTCAATTTTATCTTCTTCTTCTGGTATATCTTTAACTATTTCATTTAATACCTGATCTAAGACAGGGTCTTCATCCCATTCTTCATAATCTTCAATCAAATCTGCTTCAATCCATTCTTTATCTTCATCCGTTAATTCATACTGTTGAATATTAGAAGTTTTAAATGAATGTTTTATTTCTTTTTCTTGAATTTGAAAAAAGTTTGTTTTATTACCTTGATAAGGAGAAATATAACCTAACAGTAAAAAACCTAATAATAATAAACCTAAAGATACTAGTATAATAATCCACATAACGTTTATAATAAATATTATTTAGAAGATGTTTCTATATCAAAACCAGGTTTTAATTTAGCTTTAACAATTCCTTTACGAGTTTTCATAAATCTATCAAATTGAGGTTCAAAATTACCCCCACGGTTTATGTATTTTTTTACTTCTATTTCTCCACCACTAGTTATATTACCAATTTCATATTTAACATTAGGATCGTTAAAAGTTGAATTAGTATTGTCAAGAAAATCTCCTTTATTTAAATAAACAATATCCCATTTTTTAGATGGTTTTACAGTAAATTCATCTTCTACTTCTTTTAAGGTAGAAACCGCTCTAATTCTAAAACCAGTTCTGTCCATATCTACATTTTCAGCAGTCGACCATTCAAAATCTTCTTCTACCTCAAAAATACTGTCATCAAAACTAAATATTTCAATTAAGTCTGTGTCCCAATCAATTGAATAATACCAATTTTTTAAATTTTCATTAGTAGGATTTCCAGTAAATGGTTTCCAACCCGAATAAGAATACTGTTCTAAGTCATTTATATTAACTATTCCTCCTCCATCTCGTTCTACAATAGCTTCT